CGGCAAGTCGCCAACCGACGCCGAACTGGCGACTGGGACGAACTGGGACAAGACCGCCACCAGCATCAAGCACACCGCCGGTGTGGCTCTGATCGGTGACGCCTCCAAGTAACCCTGACAGCTGAGTCGGGCCCAGTGCCCGGCTTGGCGAGGAAACGATCATGATTAACAAGAACATCTGGTATCTGCCTGGTCCATTCCACCAGTACCAGGAAGACGTGAAGGCGCTCGCCAAAGCAAGCGGCCTGCGCATCGTCGACGCAAGCGTTACCGAGAGTCGCGAAGATGCTGCCGACAATGTGCCTGACGTGACGGTCAAGGAAGTGCCGAAGGTGCTGCTGATCGATGGTGGCAACTCCAGCTTCAATATCGATGCCTTCCGTGCTGAACTCGAATCTGTCGGCCTGATCGTCGAGTCATTCGCTGATCAGGCGCTGGTGCGCCCCGAAGGCGATCTGGGACCGAACGCTGATCGCCTGTTTCAGGTGTTCGAGGCGATCAATGCAGGCGTGCAGAGTTTGCGCAATGAGCGTGATGGCGAGGTGGAGAAGGTGAAGACCCTGCAAAAGCAGGTCGACGATTTGCTGGCCCAAGCCGAGCAAGCGCGCCTGGCGGACGCGGAGGCAAAAGAAATTGCCGACCTGAAGGCCAAGTTGGACGCGGCCAAGGTCACCTACCGCGCCAACGCCTCGAAAGAGTCTCTGCAGAAGCAGGTAGACGAACTGCCGAAGGCGTAAAACCCGGGGCTTAGGCCCCACTCATTCAAGAGGAGGCCAGATGGCTACCTACATCACTGTGGCGGACGTTGACGCCATCCTGGGCTCTGCATGGGCGCCAGATGACAAGAAAGCCCGCGCAGTGTTGCAGGCGAATGCCTATCTGGCCTCGCTCAACCTCGTTGGCGTCGATATGAGCGCCATCCCTGACGAGGTTAAACAGGCGGGCGCCGAACTGGCGTCTGTCGCTGCCCAAGGCAAGCTGTACCAGCAGCAGACCGAAGGGTCTCTTGAGGCCAAGACGGTCAAGGCAGGCTCGGTCAGCACCAGCAAGACGTTTGCTTCCCTGGACAGTAGCAAGATCATTGCTCAGCCTGGTGATGTGCAGTTTGCGCTGGCGCTGCTTTCTCCCTGGCGTTCCAGCCCATTTTCCTTCCGCGTAGACAGGGGGTGAGTCGTGGGCCTTCGCGAAGACATCCAGAAGGATTTGGCCGAGGCCTTCGATACCGACCTGGCTGATGCTGTGCAGCCATTCGCCGGCGGCGTGACACTACCTGGCACGTGGGACCCCGTTACAGAGGCTGCTGGTCCGCCAGTGGTAATTGCTTACACCGGCCGAGGCGTGTTCGACGCATTCAAGATGGACAGGGTGGACGGCGTGAACATACGCGCCACCGACCAACTGCTGATCGCGCTGACCAACGAAACAATCGGCGGCACGCCTGACATCGACCACAAGATCAACGGTTTCGACGTGATCAACGTGCAGACCGACCCGGCCATTGCCCACTACGAGATCCAGCTGAGGAAAGTCTGATGACAGGTAAAGCCGGTTGGAGCCACAGCCTCACCGACTTTGCCGACCAGGCCGGGGATGACATAACGCAGATGGCCCGCGTCATCGCAATTGCCATGCTCACCGAAGTTGTCAACCGGTCGCCGGTGGGTAATCCAGCGCTTTGGAAAGCCAACATTGCGCTGAAGGCGAAGAATGTGGCCCTGGCAGATGCATACGACGCGAACGTCGACGCCCGCAATGCCAGCAACACCGGGAGCAAGAAGTTCAAGAAGCTTACCCAGCGCGAACGCAAGGAAAACTTCTATGTCGACGCCAAGGCGGCCGGCAAGGGCTACATCGGCGGCACGTTCCGGGGCAGCCATATGGTTTCTATCGGCGCGCCAGACCTGTCGGTGATTGATCGTGTTGACCCAACGGGATCCGCGACAATCTCCGACGGCGTGTCGCAGATCAATGCGTCCGGCAAGTTCCCGGTCATCTACATCCAGACCAACAGCCCGTACGGCGAGATGCTCGAACTGGGCCACTCCACACAAGCGCCCGACGGCGTGTATGACCTGGCCTTCATTGGCGTATCCGAGGCCTACAAATGACCTACGAGCAAATCAGGGCGGCGCTCACTGCGAGGATGGTCGCCTTCACGGGTATTGACCAAGCGCGGATTGACTACCCCAACCAGCCGACCGTATTCACGCCACCGGCCGCCGGCCTCTGGTGTCGCTTCAACGTGCAGTACGCCACGGCATTCATGGCTGGCATGGCCGACAAGCCATACACGCGAAAGCCCGGCCAAGTAAGCATCCAGTGCTTCGCTCGGCTCAATACGGGCACAAAGGCGATCAACGAACTGGCCGACGCACTCGAAGCGCACTTCGCCTACTGGATGTCCGGCGATCTCGAATGCATGGAGGCCAGCCAGGTGGTCGCCGGCGAGTTCGAGGGCTTTTACCAGATCAACGTGAACATCCGGTTCCGCGCCGGCTGAGCCAGGCAACACCATCCACCCGCCTTGAGCGGGTTTTTTTATGCCCGCAGATAGGAGACTCACCCATGAGTTCCGGCGCAAAAGTCGTTTCGCACATCATCAAGGAGGTCACGCCAGGCGTTACCCCCACCGGCATCTGGGACACGCTGCGCCTGACCGGCAACGCACTGACCCCTACCGTCAATACCGCAGTCAGTGACGAGATCACCGACTCCCGCATCAGCCAAGGCTCGGTGGCCACCAGCACGGACATCGGGGGCGACCTAACTGCTGAATTCTCGTTTGCCTCGTTCGATCAGCTTCTGGAGGCCGCTTTCTACGGCACCTGGACCGGCAACGTGCTGTCTGTTGGCGATACTCGCAACACCTACAGCATCGCTAAGGGCTACAGCGATGTAGGCGTGTACAGCGTGTTCAAGGGCGCTCATGTGTCTACCTGGGCGTTGGATATCCCGTCCGATGGAAAGGTGACCACCACCTTCAACATGGCCTGCCTGGACTATGCCGACAGCGATACCCAGATTGTGGTGTCGCCGAACGCCCCGACCACCACGCCGTTTCTGTCGAACAACAACGTCGGCACGATCTCGGTAGACGGAGAATCGCTGGAAGGGGTGGCCTGCGTATCGGCCATGACCATCAACCTGGACAACAGCCTCCAGGCCCAGCGCTGCATCGGCAACACCAAGCTCGGCCCGGGCGCGCAGATCGCAACCGAAGCGGCCATTACCGGCACCATCACCCTGGCCTGGTCTAAGCGGGCCTGGGAGATCTGGAAGAAGACCTTCACCCGTCTGCCAATCTCCGTGGTGTTCCCGATCACCGATGCCCTTGGCAACAAGTACACCTTCAACTTCCCTGCGGTGGAAGTGGATGGCGAACTGCCAAGCGGCGGAAAGCGTGACCTGATTGAGGTGACGCTGAACTACACCGTCGCCAAGATCAGCCCGACCATCACCCGACTGGCATCGCCGACCGCTGTTACTGGCGTGACCGTCGCGCCGGGCACCGCCTCGATTGCTGTCGCGGCAACTCGCCAATTGACAGCGACCGTCGCACCGGCTGGTGCGAATCAGGCTGTGACCTGGACCAGTGCAACCCCATCGGTTGCCACCGTCAACAGTTCAGGCCTGGTCACGGGCGTTGCCACTGGCACATCCGTCATCACCGCCACCAGCGTTGCGGACGGCACCAAGACCAGCACCGCAACCATCACGGTCACCGCATAACACGATAAACCTTTTGGCTTCCCGGGCTCTAACGCCTGCCCGGGTGGCCTTTTTTATGGCGCGGCGTTGAGGATTTAGCATGGCTCTCAAACTGAGCAAGAAGGCCCCGGTCACCAATCTGCGATGGGCCAAGTTCGATGACGACACCAAAATTCAGCTGGGTGGTATCGACAACCCTGAATACCTGGTTGCCCTTGAGCGAGTACGCCGGCGCATCCAGCGCAACGACGCGACCTTCGCTCAAGACGAAATTGGAGTGGTTGCTGGCGAGATGACTGAGCACCAGAGCCATTGCGCTCTCCTGGCACAGTTCATCGTGAAGGACTGGGACGGTGTGCAGGACGATCAGGGCAGCCCGCTCAAGTTCACTGCGGGCGCGTGCACGGAGCTGCTCGAGGCCAACATCGACTTCTTCCTGTTCGTCCTGCAGGAAGGCAGCAAAGCCACGATCCAGGCAGGTACAGAACTGGCTGAAACCGTGGAAAAGCAGTAACCCGGTTCGAGTGGGAAAGGGAGTGGGGCGGTCAGGCTGACAAGCGCCGGGCCATCTACGAGCGCCTGCGCATGGAAATTCCCGAAGAGCCGCCAACCGACCCCATCACCAAGCACCTGCTCGCCACGTTCTTCGGCGTCTGCCGGGGCCGCCGCTTTATCACAACCATGGTGGGAGCCTTCCCGCTGCCGCTGTCTGCCCGCGAAATCTCCGACTGGCTCGACGCTCACCCATCCCCCCTGGATCGCCGGGAAGTGGATGAAGTGATGTTTGCGCTGGATGCGATTTGCCTGAGCGAAGAAGACGACTGATCCGCCGCCCTGCGGCAATTTTGCCCGGAGGCAACATGACTCAAACTTCACGTCTGGTCCTTGAGATCGACAGCCGCGACGCTGAGCAAAAGGCCGAAGACGTCCGCAAGGCTCTTGGCGCGCTGGAGGCAGTAGGCCTGCGCGTGAAACCAGCGATGGATCAGGCCGGGGCCGGTATCGATGGAGCCGGTAACAGCGCCCGCAAGGCAGCCGGCTCCATTGACGTGCTGGCCGAAAGCTCTGAAAAGTCGGGCACATCTACCAAGAAAGCTGCAGAGACCTACGACCAAGCCAAGGGCCGATTGGTTGAAATGGCTAAAAGCTCGCTTCACGCGAGCGAATACATCAAGGCCATGTCTGCCAGCACGGAAAAGGCTGGTTCTGTTTTCGATGTGGCGGGGTCCAAGGCAAGCAATCTGGCGGCACTGGCCAAGCGCCTACAGGCCGAGTCTGATGCAAATGCTCTGGCCAATGGCCGACAAGCGGACTCTTCAAGGAAAGCAGCCGCTGCGAACGATGAGCAGGCGGCAGCGCTGGCAAATTTGCTCGGAAAGATTGACCCGGTCACGCGAAAGCTCAATGAGCTCGACCAGATGGAAAAGGATCTGGCCAAGAACAAGAAGCTTCTCGACCCCGAAACATTCGCCGACTACCAGGGCAAGCTGAATACAACGCGCGCCGATCTTGGTCGGTTCAATTCCGACATGAACAAAACCGGTATGACCGCCAAAGCGACCGCGGCGGCACTGCGCGGTGTGCCTGCTCAGTTTACCGACATCGCCGTTTCCCTTCAGGGCGGGCAGGCTCCACTGACCGTGCTGCTCCAGCAAGGCGGCCAGCTCAAAGATATGTTCGGCGGCGTAGGGCCAGCGGCCAAGGCCCTTGGCGGATATATTCTTGGGCTTGTGAACCCCTTCACCGTGGCCGCCGCCGCTATTGGTGTCCTTGGCCTGGCC